CGCCGCTTGCTCGGCCACCTTGCGGTTTTTTTCGGCGGCGTCGTGGTCGTGGTCGGCCACATGCTTGTGTTTGTCGTCTGCCATGTTTGCACTCCCTACCAGGTGACGCCGGTCATCCAGGAAACCATCCCGGCGCGCCGCATGGTCCAGTTCATGTCGAGCATCATGCGGATGCCGATCGAGGCGGTTTGCCAGAGCGAGCGAACCGGTGCGGCAACGGTCGGCGGCGCGCCGGCGGTGCCGATCGCCAGCGGCGTGGTATCTTCCTCGTGGATCGTCGCCACGTCCGAGACATCGAACTGCGGACTATCGCCGGTTACCGAGGCGAAATCCGCGGCGTCGATCATCACCAATTGCGTGGCCGGCATCGAGGTCGAGGAAACCACCGTAAGCCCGCGCGATGCGAGCTCGCCATCCTGGAAGATGAATTGCCCCATCGGCGTCACCGCCCAACTCATCGACAACTTTTGCGCGGGATTGCACAATAGCACCAGGTCGCGACCGCCGCGTGCGGCGATGATCGGCGCCATCAATGCGCTAATGTCCGCAATGATCTTGTCTATCCTCGCCGCTGCGGCGGATGGCGTCAGCCCCGAAATGCCGTTGAGCAAGCCGGCCGGCCGAACCGTGGTCGCCGGATTGGCGTCGATCAGAACGGTGTCGATCGCCACCGCGGTGTCGTCGTTGATGGCCTGGCGCACCACGCCCTCGATCGAGGGAATCGAGTGCAACGCCATCTCCCTGGTGAACTCCGAGATCACGCCCATCTTTTTCGGCGTCAAGCTAATCGAGCTCAGGCCGAGCTTGCGCACCGGGATCGGTTGCCCTTCCCCGATGAACGATCCGTTGATGGTCGGTGTCGCCGAGCGCGCCGGGATCTTGATCACGCCATATTGGCCGAACGTGAACCGCGGCCCCTTGGCGGCAATCCGCGGATACATCGCAATGATCGGCAGTTGATTGAGGAAATCCGCGACCGCGATGTTGACCAGTTCCGCCGCCCAGCCGGCGACGGTGGTCTGTGCCGGCGCGACCGCGGCGCGCAGGATGATGCCGGTGCCCTCATCGCCCGCATAGTAGGTCCGCAAGATTTCCTCGAGCGGCTTGGCGTGCACCCGCGACAGCAAATGCGACACCATCGCGCGAACGATATGTTCGCCAGGTGCACATTTGCGCTCGAATTGCGCGCGGCCGACAATCGCCGGCGCGCCAGGCGTGCCAGGGATTACCGAGAGTTGCCGTTGTGCGCCGAGCGCGCGCTCGGCATTTTGCAGCGCGAGAAGCGAGGCATCCTGGCGTTCGATCCGGCCAGGCAGCTCGAGGAATTGCGCTTCCTCGGTATCGTCGCGTTCGTCCTTGTTGGTGAGAACCGTCAAAAGGTCGCGGTATTCGGTGGCACGGCTTTGCGCATCCTGGATGCGCTCTGATAGGGTTTTCATGGGATTGCCTGTCGGCAAGAGGTCGGTGCCAGGCTTGGCGTTAAGCGCCGGCCGAGGTTTGTATTCGGCAGGCTTGCCAAACACCTCGGCCAGCATGTCGCCGGCTATCGCCAGCGATTTCGCAGCGTTGAGCGCCCGCGGGTTGGCGGGCACCGCCACCAGCGAGCACTCAAGCAATTCGGATTTCATGAAACGGAACGGCCCGAAATATTCGTCGGCGTCCTTGGTCAAAGGTTTCTTGTCGATCGGCCGAAATCCGACCGACACCGCGCGCAAGATGCCCTGGGAATGCAGAGCGCGCACGGTATCGACCAGAGGCGAGGTTCCAGCTTCCGCCAGGTCGAGCCGGCCGCGCAATTGCTTGCCCTCGATCCTCACCTCGGCCCAGGTGCCAATCACCTGGTTCGGATCGTGGTTGAACAACGCGATCGGATGCGACTTGAAATTCTTCAGATCCCAACCGTCCGCCTCGATCACGTCGCCCATGCGATCGACGCGACTATCGGACATGACGAATTCGCTGGGATCGCCACCAGGCGGTGGCGCCGATTTCACCGAATATTTCATGTTGCTATTCCTTCAGCCGCGCGCGGTTTTCGTCCGGCGTGCCGCCTTGCTCGTTTAATTCATCGAGCATTTCCTTGATGCCGAGCACGATCGAAACCGGATCACCCGCGATCAGATAGCTTTGCGCGCCGGCATCGCGAAACGCCTGTTCGATCTCGAAATAGCTGGCATCCTCGGCGTGCACGGTATCGACAATGCCGGCGATCACGTCGAGGTCGCGGGTGCGGTCGGCGACTTCGAGCATGTGACGGTGCCGCGCGGTGATGGTCACCGTAATTTCACCGGTTGCGGATGCTGTTGGAACCGGCTAACCCAGCCGGCACAAAAGGGGATCATTATGTTTCGGACCATCACCATCGCCGCCGGCGTTGCCGTGTTTCTATTGCTGTTGCGCATTTCGCCGCCACAGCAGGAACCCGCAAAGCCAGCGCCCGCCATCGAGCGGGTTGAGGTGCGCGTGCCCTGTTCATTCAAGCGCAGCGCGCCGTATGAATGCTGGGACGAAAAAACCCACCAGATGCGCCACTGATTTTTCACGCGATCATCGCCGTGATTTCGATCGGCGGCGCGTCGGCCGCCTTCATCGCGCCGATCGCCATGACCGCGGCGACCGCGGCGTCGATCCGCGAATAGCTCTTGCTCTTGTCGAGCTTGCGGTTGCCCGCCGGATCCTTGATCGTGACCGCGTTGGAGAAGCACCAGCGCAGCAGCGGATTGCCGCCGTGCCGGATCCGCTTTTCCGCCACCAGCTTTTCAAAGGCATCGATTGCGGGTGCCATCGAGCGGTAGCCCTGGCCCATCTCGGCAAGCGGCACCGCAACGCCGCAGCGGTCGAGCGATTGCTGGAAAATGTGGATCCGCCACGGATCATAGTTGAGCCGGACGATGTTCATTGCGGCGAGCAGGCCGGCGAGCTCGGCGACCACGAAATCGAAATCGATGGCAGCACCAGGCACCACGTTGAGGATCCCTTGCCGGATCCAGACATCATAGGGTGCCCGATCGTGCACCTGGCGCTCGGCCAGGTTTTCCGATGGCGTCCAGGCTAGCGGCTTGATGTGCACCTCGCCGTCGTCATCCTCGGTTGCCAGCACCAGCGCGGTCAGGTCGATCGAGGCGCTTAGGTCGAGCCCGCCGAACACCGGCCGGCCATCGGTGAAGATGTCCTGGTCGATCTCGCCGTCGCCCTCGGCCCAGGCTTCCGCGGTGAACAGCAGATTGCGCGCGTGCGGCGAGATCCGCTGGTTGAGCCGCAAGTTTCGGAATGCGCTTTCAAATGACGGCATCCGCTTGGCGCGCTCGGCTTCCGCCAGTATGTCGGCTTCGTCCAGGAAGGTGCCGAACGCCGGATTGACCGCGCGGATCACGTTGGGGTCGAAGGGATCGGCATCGACCGGCGCCGCGGTCAGGTGCACGATCACGCCGGCCGCGCCCTTTAGGCCGTCGTCGATCATTTCCGACAACGGATGCAGGTCGCTTGCCGCTTGCGTCGAGATGATGATGCCGAGCGAGCGGTTGCGCTTGCCCATCGCGGTCTGCAGATTGTCGAGAAGGTTGCGGTCCTTGGTCTGTGCGAGCTCGTCATAGGCCCAGAACGATGGCGCCAGGCCGTGCGCCCGCCGGCTGTCGGACGAAAGCGCCTCGTATTTCGAGCCCTTGCCGTCACCGGCCAGCACCTCGATCAGCTTGCGGTAGCGTTGGATATTGCAACGAACGGTGAATTCCGGCACCGCGTGAATGATCGCCTCCATCTCATTGAAGATCAGGCCGGCTTGCATTCGATCGATGCCGGCCGAATAGCACTCGCCGCGCGGCTCGCTTTCCGGCCCGAGCAGATGGCAGAGCATCAATCCCGCAAGCAATCCGGTCTTTCCGTTGCCGCGCGGCTCGCTGAATATTCCGAGCTTGATCTCGTTCGAGGTGTAGAGCGCACAAACGAAATCGCGCTGGTTCGGCAATAGCCGCATCTTCTTGCCGGCCAGCTTGCCTTTGGTGATCGGCAAGAATTCCAGGAATGCCAGCACGCGATCGAGCCGGTCCAGCTTTTTGTCGAGCCACGGTAGCTTGCGCGGACGCGCGCGGTTGTCCAGTTTCTCTTGCACCTCCTTGCGTGCAATCGAGCCGAACCCGCGTAAACCCAACCGAACCCCTCCCTAACCTCTGCTAAACCCTACTAAACCGAAACGAAAC